CAAGATACCACAACTGAAATCTTTGTCAACTGCATTAGATGCTGCCGAGAGCGTTCTGACTTCTGATATTCTGTCAAAGCTTCCGGGAGTAGCCTTCTCTCTTCCTGATATGTTCGATCTACTTGGAAAGGACCTGACAAAGGAACTGATGGACAGTCTTCCTGACCTTGTTAGGGATGCTCTCATGACTACAATGGTTCTTACCCAGAACTATTCAGACAGCAATAGTCTGAGCCAGATCAGAATAAATCCACTGGTATTCCCACTGAAGATCATGGAGCTACTGAAGGGTATCGACAACGTTTCGGACCTTCTGAAGAACCTGAATAGTCTTCTGCGAGACAGTTCTAATTGGGGACTTGATGCACTTCCACAGGTAAATGAAACAATTAGTGGCCTATTCGGTGATATTAATATGAAAATCCTGAGTAATGGTTCTGTTGTTATTACCAATACAGACGACTATGCTAAGAATTCACAGGCATTTAACTCATTCCTTGGTAACTTTGATAATGCAGAGGGAACTGTCTTTGACAGAGTAGAAGATTTCTCTGGAGTTGTCAAGAGACTTCAACCAGAAGTTGGACAGAAAATGAACCAGATACTCTCTGGAATTAGACAGACGTTAACCCACTCAGACATGACGAGCTTTATCAAATAATGACATACACCTCAGAAAAAAATCCAAAAGAAAAGATCGACGGTCTTCCTGATGTTAGAGAAGATGCCAGAGCGGACAATATCCTCAATACGACCATAACCAAGACAAGAAGTGGTCACGTCCTAGAACTTAATGATAATGAAGGTACAGAGCATGTTACTCTTCAGCATCGTTCTGGATCATTTGTTCAGATGCAGCCAGACGGATCAGTCCGATTTGTTTCTCAGAATGGAATGATGGGATTTGAGATCAATGGAGAAGGCTATGTAAAGGTTACTGGTGCCTACAATATAATCGTAGACGGCGGTGTATCTCTCAAGGCAGATAGCTATGATGTTCATGTAGAAAATGATATGAACATCACGGTCGGAGGAACATTTACTGTTGCTGCAAAGGATATGGCAACGGCAATTTCGGATAAATATGAATTGACTGCTGCATCTGCTTCTATAAGAACCTCAGGAAATTCTGTCTTTACTGCCGGTGGAAAATACTATGCAGGATCATCCAATGACATGAGATTGTTCTCTGGTGCAACTACAACAATTGTTGGTCAGAGTAAGGTCGATATAAATCCATAATAGGAGATACCAAAATTCCCGGAGCGCATAGAGACGGAGATGCAAGATTTTGTGGTGCCAAGACAATCGTTATAGGGCAGGGATCGGTCTTTGTCAATGGTAAACTTTGGGCTGTTGAGGACGATCCAGAAGATCATGGTGCCGGTGAATTAATTGCTGTAACTGGCACTCGAAACGTCTATATTAATGGTAAATTAGCCATCTGTGCTGTTGGTGATCAAGCTCAGGCAGATAACTTTCCACACTTTCCACCAGACACATATCCGGCAGAATCTAGTCCTGATGTGTTCGTGTATGGTGCATAAATACTTTCAAAGTATAGGACACATTAATGGCTACAATATACCAAGCAATAAACCTCGTAAATGGTAAGAGTTATATAGGTTACTCAACCAATTTTCACAAACGAAAAATTGCACACAAAACAAAAGCATCTAATAACTCGCCTACTCATTTTCATAATGCTATTAGGAAATATGGATGGGACAACTTTGAATGGAAAATCCTATATGAAGGCGACGACGCTCGTGAAAAAGAGATAGAATATATTTCTATGTTGGATACTATAGAAAATGGTTATAATCTAACAATTGGGGGCGAGGGAACCACAGGCTGGAAGCATACAGATGAAGCCAAAAAAGCGATCTCTACTGCGGGTATCGGTAATAAAAATACTAGAGGAAAACGGTGGAAGAAAACTCCTATAGCATGTGAGAATAGCTCAAAAGCTCACGAACATACGTATGAAATAACTTATCCCGATGGCAGCACATGTACTATTAAAGGATTAACTCGATTCTGCCGTGAACATAACTTATGTGTACAGAACATGTGGAAAGTATCAAAAGGACTTAGGAAATCTTCCGGTGGATACAAATGTAGGAAAATAGAAATTGACAATATCTAGAATTAAAGATTATCAAGACATCGATTTGGATTTCATCGCACACCCAATTACAGGGGATGTGGTCAAGAAAATTGGACCTGATGCTGTAGCTCGATCAATAAGAAATCTTGTCATGACAAACTACTATGACAGACCATTCAGATCACAGATAGGCAGCAATGCCATCAAAATGCTATTTGAAAACATTGGACCTCTGACCGCAATCAACCTTGAGACAGCAATTGCTGAAGTAATCACCAACTTTGAACCAAGGGCACGTCTGATTGGTGTTAAAGTAAAGTCTGATCCAGACAACAATGGATATGCAGCAAAGATTGCATTCTATGTACAGAACCGTCCAGAGCCCTATCAAACAACACTCTTCTTGGAGCGCATCCGATGACACACTCGTTTGAGGCATTTGTATACTGCTGGACAGATCAACTAACAAACCGATTTTACATAGGATCACATAAGGGGTCTATAGATGATGGATATATATGTTCCTCTAAACTTATGATGGAAGAATATAGAAAGAGACCTACAGATTTTAAACGGCAGATAATTGCTGAGGGGTCTTTCATCGATATCAGAGTACTCGAAGCGAAGCTATTAGATGCAATCGATGCAAAACATGATCAGACCTTCTATAATCAACATAATGGAAATGGTGATTTCTATTGTAAAGGGCATACTGAGGAAAGCAGAAAGAAAATAGGAATGTCGTCAAAAGGCAACACGAATACTAAGGGAAGAAAAGTACACACCATCGAGTCCAAAGCGGCGATATCTGCAAGTTCAAAGAACAATAAAGCGCGTCTAGGAAAAAAACACACCGAAGAATGGAAATTACTTCAAAGTGAGAGAATGAAAAACGCGGATGTTTCGTATTTACATTCGCCAGATAACATAGATAAGAGAAGAAGAAGTCTTAAAGGAAAAATTCCGTGGAATAAAGGAATAGGTATGTCAGAAGAGACTAAAATGAAAATCTCTAAGTCTAAGCTTGGAAATAAGCACTCAGAGGAAACTAAAACAAAAATGAAAAATAGAATTCCATGGAATAAAGGTAAATCAAGGAGAAATACCGATGTCGAGTAATAATTTGGCTCTTCGTGTGTCAGAACTTGATTTCGAGAGTATTAAATCAAACCTCATAGAATTCATGAAAAGTCAGTCAGAGTTTTCTGACTATGACTTCGAAGGTTCTGGTATGTCTGTCCTCATGGATATTCTGGCATACAATACTCACTACATGGGTTACTACCTGAATATGGTAGGAAATGAGATGTTCCTCGACACAGCCCAACTTAGACCAAGTGTGGTATCTCATGCAAAGCATATAGACTACATTCCCGGAAGTGCGACTGGATCAAAGGCAACAATCAATCTCAAGATCACACCAAGTGGAAGTGAAGACAATGTTGCAACAACTCTGACCCTTCCGAAATATACTACGTTCACTTCTCTTCCATATCAGGGAGAAGTATACACCTTTTCGACAACAGAAGCAAGAACAACCACAAAGAGTAATGGTGCATTCACATTCTCTAACGTCTCGATCACTCAGGGTGAACCTCTGACTGCCGTCTATACTGTCGCAGAGAATAGAAGAGAGTTTCCTATTCCTTCTGCAAACGTTGATACGGATACTATAGACGTTTTTGTTCAGAAGTCATCCACAAATTCATCCACTGAAATATTCACGATGGCGACTGATATCACAGAAGTTCTTGGAAACTCTGCTGTATACTTCCTGACAGAGAAAGACAATGACTACTCTATCCAGTTTGGTGATAATGTCATCGGAAAGTCTGTTTCAAATGGTAATATTATCACTATAAACTATCTGGATACATCTGGCGCAAAGTCTAATAAGGTCAATGCATGGGCAAGTCTTGCTAATATTGGTGGATATTCTGGTAACGTCATTGTTACTTCAGTATCCGCAGCGGCTGGTGGAGCAGACAGAGAGACAGTAGAAGAAATCAGATACAGAGCACCAAAGGCATATACTGCCCAGAACAGAGCGGTAACTGTTGGTGACTATGAGGCTCTTCTTCTGAGAGACTATCCGTTCATCGAAACAATTTCTGTCTGGTCTGGAGACGAAAATGATCCTCCAGTCTATGGTAAAGTTTTTGTGTCAATCAAGCCAAAGGCAGGATACGAAATCACCGAAGTAGAAAAGCTTCGAGTGGTAAACGAAATCATTGCCAACAGAAGTGTCCTGACAGTATTTCCTGAATTAATTGACCCAGATTACACCTATATTCTTGTAAATGCAACTGTAAATTACAATCCTTCTCTGACAAATGCCACAGAAGCAGAAATAGAACAGCTTGTAAGACAGTCTATAATAGACTATAAGAACTCAGAACTTGTGAAGTTTGGAAGCACTTTCCGACTTTCCAAGCTCCAGCAGGCAATCGACAACTCTCATGGATCGATCCTAGGCTCTTCAGTAAAAATTCAGGTTCAGAAGAGAATTCCTATTACTCTGTCTGCAACAAGAAATTACACAGCAAAGTTCAATCTTCCATTGTACAAGGGCGTGATCGATGATAAGTTCTTCTCATATCCAGAGATGGTTGTTCTGGATAACGAGGGAATTTCTCGAAGGGTCTTCATTGAAGATACTCCAAACTCCCTGACTGGTATTGATAGTATTGACATTCTGGATGGCGGTGAAGGATATGAAAGTCCTCCACAGGTTATTATTACTGGAGACGGAAGTGGTGCGACTGCAACTGCAAGAATTGTTAATGGTAAGGTAGCATCTGTAACAGTCAACTCAAGAGGTTCTGAATACACTGTTGCGACCGTATCGTTCGTATCAGATTCAGGAAGAAGAGCATCAGCCAAGGTAAACCTAGAAGCCAGAAATGGTATCCTGAGAACATACTACTACAAGACCAACGGTGAAAAGATCATCGTGAATACCAATGCAGGAAGCATTGATTACGTCAGTGGTATAGTAAATCTTCTTAACCTGAGAACAACAGAAGTCGTTGTTAACAATAGATATCCTGTAAATGTACTGACAGTGAACGGAACATCATTTGATGATATTATCGTTCCACTTAGAAATCGAATTCTGGATATTGACGAGAACGATCAGGCTTCAATCAATATAAAGCTGGTGCCTGAGAAATGACAACAAATAACAAGATAAGTTCGCTTATATCGTCACAATCGCCATTCTTTGTTCGTTCGGATCACCCAAAGTTCATAGCATTTCTGGAAGCATACTACGAGTATCTTGAACAGACTGGAAAGGTCGTCAGTGAGGCAAAGAATATTCGGGACCTCATGGACATTGATACGACTGTCGATGCATTTGCTGAATATCTCTACTCTAAGTTCCTGAAGGACTTTCCAAAGGATACTCTGACAGACAGATCGAATATTCTGAAGAATGCTAAGGATATCTACAGAGCAAAGGGTACAGAGAAGGCAACTCGCTTTCTTCTGAGAGCCCTATTCGATAAGGAAATTGACTTCTACTATCCAAAGAAGGATGTTCTGAGAGCATCTGATGGAAAGTGGTATATCAAGAAAACTCTTCGCATCACAAACACAAAGATCGAGAACACTCCAAACACAGATATATCTGGTCTGGAAAAGTATATTGGCACAAAGATCGTCGGAAGTCAATCAAATGCTCAGGCTATTATCGAAAGTGTTGACCGTTTCTATGATGCCGGAACTGTCATTGATGAGATAGAGCTATCCAATATCTATGGAAACTTCCTGAATGGTGAGAATATTTCTGCACAATTCATCCAGAGCGGATCGACATACAACATAGCTTCAGAAGTATTTGGAGCAACTATCAGTACCATCAATATCACTAATGCTGGTTCTGGATATGTTGTTGGTGATCCAGTCATCATCGAATCATCGACAGGAAATGGCGCATCTGCTATTGTTGGTAGAGTTTCTACAGGAAACGTTTCTTCACTTATTGTTGTTGAGGGTGGAGCCGGATATCAGAATGGTGACAGTCTACTTGTTACTGGTGGTGGAGGTTCTGGAGCAACAGGAAATGTTGCCTCAGTATTGAATGATGGTTCTGTTCATCCAAATTCTTACATCATCCTGAGTACAATTCTGAATACTGTTCAGAACACAATCATGGCTAATGTGGAAGCGAACACAATAGATAGTTATTCAAATACCTTCGTCTATGGTAATACTGGTCCCGTAAAGGTCCTGAACATTATCACATCAGGAAACAACTATACCTCAATTCCGTCTATTGGTATCGTCGGAAATACCAGAATTCAGGAACTTGGTATCTTGGGAAGACTTCGTATTAATGCAGGTGGTACTGGATATGTTGTCGGAGACACTATTACATTCACCAATGGAGCCTTCAGTTATGGTGCCGGAGCAACAGCAAACGTTACGAATGTTGATGCCAATGGAGTAATTACCTCTGTAGGATTTACAGAGAACGATGGATATCCTGTCGGTGGATTTGGTTATACTCAGTCATTTCTTCCATCTGCACAGGTGGTCTCTAATACTGGATCGAATGCAAATGTTCAGGTCGTTTCTCTACTTGGATTTGGTGGAACATTCTCAATCGCAAATACTACTCTTGGAGCAATCGAGCGTATCATTGTTCTGGATCGAGGTTCTAACTATACCGAATTGCCAACCATTAATCTGACTGCCAGTGGAGACGGAACTGCAACTGCTCTTGCTACTCTGGTTCAGGGTGCCGTAACTTATCCGGGAAGATATCTCAACGACGATGGACATGTAAGCTCTTTCAACTTCCTTCAGGACAGAGATTACTACCAGAACCATTCATACGTAATACGTGTGGAAGATTCCATTAATAAATACAGAAAAGCCATTAAGGACCTTCTACATCCTGCCGGTATGAAGTTGTTTGGTGAGTTCCTTCGAGACGATCCGCAGGTACAGGGAAATAATTCAGAAGCATTCCCAAGCACTGTGGTAGTATACAGATCAGGAACCTATGTCTCTGTCTATGGAAATGTGAGTGTAAATCTTGCATCTCATCAGCAGAACGTAGGAAATACTGTATACCTAGAGTTTACGTCAGGTAACGTAACATCAAATACTTTGGATACTGGAAATATTTCCAATGGATCATTTATCATAACAACATCAAATACAGACTACTTTACAGTAAATCATTTTCTAAGTGTGGCAAATACTTCAGGTAATGTGATGGTAGGAATTATCAAAGGAACCCAATAAGACATGTCTGCAACATTCAATAATCTTAGAGTAAGTATTGCCGAACAGTTTAAGGAATCTGTTTCAGAGCCATCACCAAATACCAAGGTGTACTTCACCTATGGTAAGTCTCTTCCATGGACAGACGAAGATGCACCAAATACTGCCAACGTAACTATCTCGACCGAATATGAACTGTGGGAGAATATGATCGGAGCCAAGAAGATCACTGGTTCTGACATGAGACATATTATTCCCCGACACACTTGGACAGCCAATACAGTCTATACAGCATATTCAGACAGAAATCCAGAGCTTTATAATCAGAACACACAGTTCTATGTGGTGACTTCACAGAACCACGTATTCAAGTGCCTGTCAAACAATAACAGTTCTAATTCTACTGTAGAACCATCTGCCCTGAATATCAATACGACAACAACTATTGTTCAGGACGGATACGTCTGGAAGTATATGTATTCACTTTCGGATCAGGACTTACTGAGGTTCACCACTTCAGACTATATTCCTGTAAAAACTCTGAATGGTAATGATGGATCGACACAGTGGACAGTTCAGCAGGCTGCAATTGATGGAGGCATCTTTGCAGGACAGATTACTTCTGGAGGAAGCGGATATACTAATGCATCCAACCTGATCGTATCAATTAGTGGAGACGGAACTTCTGCTATTGCAACAGCATCTATTAATCTTTCATCAAATGCAGTATCCAACCTGACAATCACAAATCCGGGTTCTGGATATACTTACGCAACCATTAATATTTCTGGTGGCGGAGGTTCTGGAGCTACTGCCGTTGCAGTAATATCACCTCCCGGTGGTCATGGAGCAAATCCACTCTATGAACTTGGTGGAAATGCGGTTCTTGTCAATGCCAGACTGATCAATTCTGAGGGTTCTACAATTCCTGTAGATCACTCATACCGTCAGATTGGTCTAGTTATCGATCCAAGACTTTGGAATAGCACAGAAATATCTTCGAATGGTGTCATAAATCAGACCTATCAGATCACAACAATTGGTTCTGGAACGTATACTGTTGGTGAGTATGTCTATCAGGGTGCAACATTTGATACATCAACATTCAGTGGTGTAGTTGTTGAAGAAAATAGTGGAACAGTAAGAATTTCAAACTACAGAGGTGTCCCAAGTGTAGGAACTCTGATCGGAGTAAGTTCTGGTGTTGTTCGGTACACTACGACAGACATAACCACTCCAGAATTGACTAAATACTCTGGTAAAATCGCATACATAGATAATATCAAACCTGTTACTCGCGATCAAGATCAGACAGAAGAATATCGCATAGCAATTCGCTTTTAAGGACAAAAGTAGACATGACAACTGCAAACATTGCACAGACTAAGGTCGTTCCAGTCGCAACAAGAAATACTCCATACCATGATGACTTCTCAGAAGATGCAAATTTCATGCGTATTCTGTTTAGACCGGGTTATGCTGTTCAGGCCAGAGAACTAACTCAGATCAGCACAATTCTACAGAACCAGATCGAGAGATTTGGTAATCATATTTTCAAGAATGGTTCTCTCGTTCTTGGTGGACAACTTTCTCTTGACACATCAGCGACCCACCTTAATCTCCAGACTTCATATGCAAACACCGATATCATTGCAACCAGTTTTAGTGCAAACACTATAACCTATGCGTCTGGTAACGTCAAGGTCCGTGCTCATGTTTTTGGAGGAAGAGAAGCAATTGCATCTGATCCACCAGTTCTGGTTATCAAGTACCTGACTGGTTCTGAATTCGCTGCATCCGATACAATCTATGCTCCAGAAGCAAATCTCTATGCAAATGTTGCAACAACAGAACCATCTGGTCCATCTACTCTAGTTTCTATCAATGACGGTATTTTCTTTATCAATGGTTTCTTTGTTAAGGTTCCTGCACAGACAATCATTGTCGATAAGTTCTCATCCAGAGCAAATGCAAAGATCGGTCTTGAGTATTCTGACGATATTGTCACAGAAGTACAGGATACCTCACTTCTCGATCCTGCACAGGAATCATCAAACTTTCAGGCTCCGGGTGCTGCTCGACTGAGAGTTAACTTTGACCTTACTGTAAGAACTCTTGACAGCATTGATGACGAACAGTTTGTCGAATTGATGAGAGTAGAAAATGGTGAGATCAAGAAGAAGATCGAATATCCAATATATTCAGTCATTGGTGACACAATGGCTCGAAGAACCTATGATGAATCTGGAAACTATACTGTAAGACGGTTTGCTCTTGGTCTTAATGAGACCTCAAACAACGAAACCATCGAAATTACTCTAGACCCCGGAAAAGCATATGTCAAGGGCTATGAGTACGAAAGTATTGCAAAAACATCACTTACCCTCCGAAAGGCTCAGGA